GCCCGCTGATGTAACAAGTATTGATTTAATAACATAAGTTTCACTAATCAAAGGATTGCCAGATCCTAAGGGTGTAAGTGCATTACCTGTTGTGTTATTATCTATACCTACAAATTTATATTGATTTACTACTGCCATTAATCTAAAAAGAAACTTCTAGCTTCTATCTCCTGTTTTAATTCTTCTTGAAACGTTGTGTTAAGTTTCTCAAGAACAGCATCTAAATCTCTAACTAAAGATTGAGATATGTCTTGATCATATTCTTGACTTGCTCTAGTTAATGTTTGTACTATTTTTGCCATTAGCTACCGTCCATGTCCCCTAAACCAAAATCTTTAAATCTTTCTTGTATATCTTTTTCAATTGCTTCTCTTTCTTCTTTTGTTCTATTTTGTAAAAACCTTGATTCAAAATCAAAAGCGTTATTAGGAATTGTTGGATCATCAGGAACATATTTATTTAATAAATTAACATATTTATCACTTTTATTATCATCTGTAGGAATAGTTGTTATCCCATCCTCAGTACTATCAGGACCTTCAGGATAACCAGGAATTATATCAATAACTTCTCCTGTAACTTTATCAATAACTTCTCCGGTAAGTTCATCAATTTTATTTCCATAAATATCATAGTCACCTTGTTGTGTAGGTATACCAGCATTAGTAAGAGTTCTAACTCTACCTAATTGAGTGGTATCAAAATCATAATCATGCATAGGTGCTCTTGTTGTATCATTGTAAACACCTAAGTTATTAAATCTGTTATCTATGTCATAAGTTGGTTCATTATATCTTTTTCCTAAACCAAACATTTGTCCCAAGCCTCTAATACCTGCACCTAATATTCCACCACCTCCAATAAAATTACCAAGAGTTCCACCTCTTGTAGCGTTATAAGCTTTTTCAGCAACAGTTCCTTGAATGGTATCCTGTTCCCTATATGCTTTAGCAGCCGCTGCTTCTTCAGGGCTTATAGTAGTTTTACTATCAAAAAAACCCGGGTTAACTCTTTGACCAGCTCCAGCATTTATAGCAGCACTTCTAAAATCACTTGCATCTTGCTCAGTCATACCTGATCTTGAACCAGAACCGCCACCACCACCTGTTTCTGCTGCACTTGCCTGACTTCCACTTACATTTTGACCAGGATCATTTGAACCAAAACCATTTAAACTCATGATACCTGATGGTCCTCTGTTGACACCACCATTTAATGAACCGTGTAAATCTTGTTTAACAAGTAAATCTTTTTCTGCCTGTGTAATATATGCTAATTCTGTTGTAGGGTGGTCAGGACTAGACTGCCATTTTAATGGAGCTTTAACTTGTTTTTGTTTACCAAGATAATTTCTAACGCCACCTTGCATATCATATTTAATTTTTTTATCTACAGCCATTATCGTCTTCCTCCAGCTTGTATATCTAACCTAAAAGTACCAAGTTTCCAACTAGTATCGACTGCAGTGTTTGATATAGTTAATGCTATAGCTCTTCCTCTAGCTCTAGTGTCTACTTTTGTAGTAGTTGGTGTTAAGGTAAAAGGTCCTAGTGGTGAGCTTGCAGCAGTATCATTAGGATAGTCTCTAACTTCTAACTGTGCAAATACATTATTTTGTTGTGCAATAAAATCAGGAACAATTCTACTAATTCTCATAATATTTTCACCATCCCCTCTAAGATCAGCCATGTTAGTGGCAGCCCCTCTAACTACTTTTTGTGTAATATCGTAATCACCAGAAGTAATATTAGCTGGAATTGCAACAGGCGCTGCTCCTGCTTCTTGTTGATTAACTCCTGTTTCGTGTTCAAAATATGTTGATACTCCTTCAGTGTTTCCAATAACATCAAACGAGTTGTCATCACTAGCATTGTATTTAGTTGCGTGTGGTAAACCAAATACTGCTGAGTCTTGCCAAGTAGTTCTTGAAAATAATGAACTTGCATTTGTAAACCATATAGGTCTTTTTGAAGTTGAATCTAAATAACTATAGGTGACCGATCTACTATTTAAATTAGAAGTAGCAGTTGGATAAAACCAAGTAATTTCTCCAAACAAATTATTAATACCACAGTACACTAATTGATTAGAAGTTGTGTTAAGATCATCATAAACATAATCTTCAACCAAACAATCCATAGATTCTAGTTTACCGGCAAACCTAAAGAAACCATTGTCAGACATCCAGTAAGCAGCACCATCAACTTCGACGGCTGCATTCTGTCCTATTAATCCGCAGTTAGTTCCAACCTGCTCGTAAGCAAAAGTAAATGGAGTTCCAACAAATCTCATAGTAAATAAAGAAGTGTCCGACCAAATGTAAATTGCATTTCTACCAAGCTTAGCGCCCATGATCCGTGATCCGGCGGCCAGTCTTTGTGTACCGGCACTATTGGTTGCTGTAGGTGTGTAATCTTCTATATTTTCTTGAGAAGAAAATCTTATAAACATATCATCTTGTGATGTTTTAGTTCCAATAGTTGTTTCTGTTCCAAAAAATACTAAGTGACGATCGGGAGTAGAGACTAACATATCACGTGACGCTGTCGGTGCACCGGGAATAATTACTGCTCTAACACCTGTTGCATTAGTTGCGTCCGCATCCCATTTAAAACATTCACCATTATGAATTAATGCAATAAGGGTTGTGCCTAAGTTGTCCAAGGACCATAGACCGGGATCAATTACTGAATCGGTATTAGCTGAGGGTGAACCCCAACCTGTAAAAGCAGATGTGTTAGTTACTGTTGCACCATTTGAATGAGTTGCTGCTGTTGTCCCCCTGGCTCCTCTGCCAATTCCTGTTATTTTATTTCCTGTAATACCCGTGTAAGATATTTCTTCAGTTCCTATTAAAATATGATTTGTACCTGTAGAGGGAAATCCCGACGTACTTGTTAATGTAATTTCTGTGCTAGAACTATTGTTTCCTCCAGTTGTTGCAGCGATTGCTCCATTTAAAGTAGTAGTGATAGCCCCTAAAAAATTACCGCCCCATAAAGATATACCCCAACCAAATGCTCCTAGTTGTTCTGCCGGCCCTACGTGATAGTATTGATAATATTTAATTCCACCAGATGTTGTTGCACCTGAACCAGTTTCATTAGTGGGCATTGTAATTGTAATAGTAGTGGGTGAAGGCACACTAGTTATCATAAATTTTTTATCATTGAAATCTGCAGCACTATAATTAGAATTTGTAATTGTACTAAAGTCACTAAATAAAATAATATCTGAAACTTGAAAACTATGTGATGTTGGAAATGTTATAGTAACGGTAGGTGATCCGTTAGTCGTGCTGAATGCACTTGTAAGTGCTGTGCCTGTTGGATTAACTAAAGGGTGAATGTCATAATAAACTCCACCAGAATAAACATATAAAATTTTATTAGTGCCTATTGCTGCATACTTAATAGAAGCTGTACTAACAAAATGATGTAAGCCCCTAGCAGCACCTGTTAATTTTGATGCACCTAATTGATTCCAACCTCCTATTTTTTCAGGAGTACCATATCTAAAACGTACGTTCTCACCCTCTACCCATTGACTTTCGGCTCCGGTGTCTGTAACTTGTTTATTAAATCCTGGTAAAAATCCTAGTTTTTGTAGCATAAATTAATCCCTAGTTTAAAATATACTAGAATACTAGTTATATCAACATATGTTATAGGTAGAAAATTAAACTACGAAGCTGTGTGTGCTTTACCAGCAGAAATAGCGGAATTAACAGCAGTCATGTCTTCATCAGTCCAAAAATCTTTAGCAACCATAAGCTCTAAATGCTCAACATTTCTGTCAACAGCTGATTGTCTATCAGCAGCTTCTTCTTCTGCCATTGCTGTACCAGCAATTATGTCATTGATTAATTCAACACTGTGTCCCATAGCTGTGTAATCTTTTGCTATATCTTCTGCAGTTTTTACGTCTTCGCTCATAATATTTTCTCCTTATTTTGTTGCGCATGCAACGGGTTTAGTTGTATCAAGTTTTTTAAATTGATCAAGAATTATTTTCGGTTCTACCATGTTATTTCTAGGATCACTATCATTATATCTACCCTCATCCCAGTCATTTCCCATGTGAAATTGTAGGTTTTTATTGTGTGAATAGCCAAATTGTGTCCAACGAGTGCTTCCCCAAATAACAACACCAGCTTTATTTGCTGAGGGTGAAAAGTGTTGTAGACAACTATCAATAGCAACGAATCCTTCAGATCCTTTTAACATTTCATGTAACTGAGTCCAATGTAAATCACATCTGATTGTGCCATCATAATGAGGCTCGTTAGGTAAAACACAGTTAATTATTGTTGTATCTTTATACTCTTCTCTCAACATATTAACGACTTGTTGAGCAAGGTAAGGTTGGTAATTTCTATTTGGGTTAATATTTGTGTATTGGTTATTAGCATTAAAACCCATTTGAGGTTGACCACCAGAAAATTGAATCATTATGTATTTACCAATCTCATTATCAGCTAGCCATTTAGTAACAGCTA